AGAGCTTCGGAGCTTTCTGTTTTCTATCAACGATACATATCAAAAAGATATTGAGGATCATAATCCCAGCCAAAAAGATCAGAGAAGATATTAGAAGCAGCTTTACCAATCTCACGAGCATAGCCAGCAGCAGAAGAAGGGTTACGAACCGAATTATCAGAAGAATACTTAGTACCTTGATAATGCTTATCAGAAGAATACTTAGTACCTTGATAATGCTTATCAGAAGAATACTTAGTACCTTGATAATACTTATCAGAAGAATACTTAGTACCTTGATAATACTTATCAGAAGAATACTTAGTGCCTTCATAATTCTTATCAGCAGAATAGCGAGAAGCAGCAGCAGAGGTATTAGCAGCATATCTTGTTGCACCGGCATGAATACCAGCAGAACCAAGAGTAGCATCACGAGAAATATTAGCTACAATCTCCTCCATAGCAGTATACTTATCAGCAACGGCTTCTTGAGTACGAGCGTTAACATTAGCAGTCTGAAGCTGGGTCTGTGCCGAAAGAACAGAGCCAAGAATCTGAACCAAAGCAGCATTAGCAGAGGTATCAACCTCACCTTTAGCTCCGGCAGAGGTCACGCCGGAAGCGGTAGCGCCGGAGGTAACGGCAGCGCCGTTACCTCCCATAGCACTAAGTACCGGATTCAAACCGGCTGCTTTGAGGTCTTTTATCTCACGCTGATGAGCAGTATTGCTCATATATTCCTGCCAAGAACGGCTCTTAGCGGCCTCCTGAGCGTTAAACTGCATAGCCAAGGAATTTTGCCTCTCCTGCCAGTCACGTTGCTCAGCGGCTAACTGTGCGCTTCTGGCGGTGTTTTCCGAAGCAGTCCTCGTAATACGAGAAAGAGCAGAATCCAAATTACCGACAGCAGGAACACTACGAACCTGAGCAGCATCCTTACCTGTAGTCATTAGATCACCTCTCAATGATGGTCAATCAGACCGGGAATAGAATACATCGGCATCGGGCGAGTAGTCCGGTTCTTAATGTAGATATCAGCAAACAACTGATTGCTAACAGCGGAAGTAACTGCAAGCACACGATCCACATTTGTCTTGTCCTCACGAATCCAAGAATCCGAAAGCATAGGCAAAGCAGAATAATCATCAGCTAAATGCCAAACATCGAGAGACTGGGCGTACTGAGAACGCATCTCACCGGTGACGCGGGACGGCTTATAACGGTAGTCAGCCCAAGCTTCCTGATAACCAAAGACCTGATCATCAATGACAGCTCCAGCGGAATCCTTAATTGCCGGACCTTGAGCAAAAATCTCCTTGTTCTTCACGGCCTGTTCGCCGATATTAGCGAAGACAGGCCAATAATAGTCAAAGCGATCCTTACGAGACCAGAAACGTTCAAGACCCTGCTGATAGGTATGATCGTAGCGAGCAACCATAACACCAATAACGAAACCATGCTCAGTAAAAGACTTGGTAAAATCGGAATGGGTATCCGTAGTAACAGACATACCGGTGACAGTACCCTGTGCAGTCTCGCCGGAAGCGGTAGCGGACTGCTGAACAACCTGATTGATATTGATGGGGACACGGTTACCGCCAAGATACTCAGGACGCTGAAGGCGAGCATCCGGAGAAGTAACACCAAAATGAGACTTGAGAATCTCAATATAACGGGAACCGCCGCGGGCATCTTTCTCGTAAAGCTTCTGAATCTGGAAAGCCATGCGGAGCTGATTGATCGTAGCAGCCTGAGCATTTCCAGTAGAAATAGCAATCAAACCAGAATTAGAAAGATCAGAACCAAGCTGAGACTGAGTAGGAACACCGATAACAGGGCGAGAACTAAACCATTGCGAAGTAGAAACAGTACCTAAAGACTTACCAAAATCACCAGAATCACCAGTAGCAAGACCATCAGTACCATTGCCAATTAAAGGAAGAAGCAAAGAACCATCAGTAAGAGCAAAGCCCTTACCATTACCGACAACAGCATAATTGCCAGCTTCAGCAACCGGAATAGTTACATCCGGGCCTTTCTGCGGAGAAGGCAAACAACTGGTAAAATAATCATGATACTTAGCAGCCTTATAAGGCAAACCACCTTTACAAACATCGGTAACAAAAGTACCAGTATTCACACCGGCTACAGTAGCATCATCAACGGGAACAACGAGCGGGTCAGATAGGTTTTCATCACGAAACCACTCATTCATAATGAGGGCATAAGCTCGGAAGGGAAGAGCACTAACGGAAAGATTAGGAACGCCGGTAGGCACACCGAGATAATCGGCAATAGTTCCAACAGACCATCCACCAGAAGCAGGAGCAGTAATTTGAGGTATTTCATACTCAGTTTGAGGAATCCACGCGGATTCCGTATTCTCACCGTTGAACTGCTTCCAATGAGACCATGTAAGCCGGTTCGGTACGAAGAAGAAATAAGTGTCGAGATAGATGTTATCCATGACCGGAGTAAGCAGCGTCTGCAAACGCACAACCTTGGATGTATCCACGTTGAACGTATCTCCCGGTAAAACCTCGTCAACAAAAAAAGGTACAATGTCACCAACGTTAAACGAAGTCTTAAGAGAATGCGAGCGATCAAACGTCGAACGACGGATATCAATGTTTGTGGGATTAAGTGCGAAATGAGATTCAACATTACGATTCATTCGGTAACCTCCTTTTTAGGGTCAACAGCCGGTTTTTCCTCCTGTTTGGACGTGTCATGCTCTCGCTCGGGCTTGATTCCGAGCTTGTCGAGGAAATCAGGCTTGTCCATACCAGCCATAAACTCCGCAAAGTTATGGTTAAACTTTGCGCGAATATCGACGGGCAGAGAATTGAAAAAACTCTGACCTTCATTGACCTTGTTCAGAAGGTCAGCATAGGTCGTGGGCATATTGGTGAAATCACCGTAAGCGCCTTGGACACGCGAAAGCGCGTCAACGTCGCCATTCTGAAATCGAGCAAGAATCACGTGGATATCGACGGACTCGGCGTGCGATTGAATGAAATCGTAAAGGTCTTCTTTGCCAGATTCAACGAGATCCATAACACCATTTTCATCAAATTTAGGCTGATAGAGAATCCGTTCACGCTGACCTCCATTTGAAATGAAACGAGTTCGCGGACGATACTGAGTAACAAATCCTAGCTTTTCATCATACATGATTACACATCCTTTCTCTGGATGGAAGTACCATCCAAAATGACTTCGGGAAGCTGAGTAGAGATCGTACCGGTCTCGTTATCAAACTCGCCGATTTTACAAAGAGAATAATCCTCAATGTGGGAAAACAGCAAAGATTCCTTCTGCATACAGGCATGAGCAAAATTCCGCATAGCGGAAGAATCATTTTGATCAACCGTAGGCGGGAGAAAACCCGTCCGAGCGTCGCGGATAGAATAAACACCGTATTTCATTCTTTTGCCTCCGTAAAAATAGAAATATTCTTGCCGGGAAAACGTTCAGCAGCATCTTCAAGAAAATGATGCTCCATCCAGTCAGGGCCAATAACAACGATATGACCATCTACAACAAGACAAATCACAAACGAATACCTCCTCTAAAAATCGTCGGATTAACGTTGATCTTCTTAGACTTCGCAGCAGTACGACGAAAGACCTTCTTGTCTTTCTTGGGACGCATCTTCTTACGCATTAGATAGAACTCCTTTTCAAAGATTTAATTCGAGCGAGATTATTTCGCTCTTCCACAGCTAACTGATCCAGATAGCTAAGTGTGGTCTTTTGTAGTTTTGCTTTCTTCGCTTCATCTGCCATCTTCGTACGAATGGCTTTAAGCTTCGCAGACTCTTCCGGACAATCGACATCAAACAAGCGATCATAATACTTCGGAGGTCGAAACTTCCTTCCTCCTTTCTCAGTCGAAATATTGATGAACTCATGTTCATATAGGTCGGGATGATCATCATAATACTGACGAGCTATGCCGGGCTTACGAGACATTCGTGTAAACTCAGGCACAATATTGAATTTATCGTAAAACTCAGCTTCAGCTCCGTAGAGCTTCTTCATAACATAGCGGGCAGTATATGCACAAGTCTCCCATGTAACAGGGGCAACGACAACAAAACCGTTGTCCCAAACCTTTTCAAGAGATGGAGAGTTGAAATACTGAAAATTCTGCATGGACTTCTTGTAAGGTTGAAGATCATCAAGCTCCAAGCCGAAAATGATCGCATGATAATGAGGGCGCATCGTCTCTGATCCATACTCACCAGCAGCAAAAAAACGAATACCATCACCAAATTTTTTCCGAAGACGCTTCATAAAAAGTGTCCAATCTCGAGGTTCCAAAGACAGAGAAGTAAAAGCTTCACCGGTAGAGGGATCATCATAGAGATGATACGGAACGTGCTCTTCATCATAGGTCAGAGTGACGAAATAGCTGGACTTGTGATATTGAAGCTCAAGCATACAGCGATTAGCCCATTCACGGGACTTCTGAAGACGACAGCCGGAACATTTTCCGCAAGGAATTTCAACGAACTTGGTTATATCACCGGGACGGCCATAAGCGGGATGTGTACAACACGCAAAGCCATCACCAGAACGTTCGAGGTGGTCTACCTCGTAACTCGTCACCTTGAGCAACCGTTTGCCATCTTTTTCGCCTAATTCAAAGGCTTTCAAGGGATGATAGCAAGGCACAAAATCACCTACCTTGAATAGGGATATCGTACCCCCATACATTTTCGGAAATTTCAAAAACTTTCGCAGCA